CTATCTTTCTGTTTCTTTACCCATTTGGCGAAACGCTTCTTGGGTCTAACTGTATTTATAAAAAACTCGAACTGGGGCTTTTTATCTAGATAGTGACGAGTGTTCATCTCGTTGGCGAGACCAATAGTGTCATTGTGATATGAAAGTGACCGATTAGTCAAGAACGGATCATACCCTTTCTCAGCCAACCGATCATTCTCAGTTCCGACCATCAAGTTCTTCTTGGTCGTATTAATTGCATTTATATAATCAAACGGATTCATTACCAGAGTCCTAACAATTTTGAATTACCTGCTATAATGAAAAAGCAGGTGACGATATGTACGATCCACCAAAAGGTTCTAATAGCAGCGACAGCATTAGCTTGGCGATCAGTCTCTCCGACCTTTTCGCCGAGGGACTTAGCCCAAATGCGCCACCACTTTTTAAAACCTTTCCTACTCATAACTGCGCAAGATATTGCATGCGCATAACATCCATAACTACATCGTGGCTCGGATCGTGTGCTATAAATTTCTCATTAAGTTCTGGGGGAATAAATGTATTTCTAATCTCAGAACCATAAAGCATACCATCAATAAACGAACGTGTATCACGTATCGCCCACCACTGATCGAATGGATCCTTATCTCCCGCAGATTCTAAAATAGTCCTGAGGAATATCGGGTCAAAAGTATTTCCTCGAGTCCATACAGCTTTATATGATGGGATATCAAACTCATTAGTCAGCCAGTCATATAAATCAGAGATAGACATATCTTCATCAGATGGGCGTAGTTGTTTTTGAGTTGCATCACCCTGTTTTTTCCACCAATCTAATGTACTCTTTTGAATACTTCTTCCATACTTTTTGACTTGCTCTTGAACGTCAAACTTAACTGACTTGACATTCCCTAACAATTCCTCATATGAATACCCATCATCATGAAACCTTTTCGAATCAAACTCAAGGGCAGCAAGACTTACTGCTGCGCCTGTTAGCATGTTTTGGCTCAGCGTTTCAAAATCATAAATGATACTTTTCATTATTTCCACTCGCAGTCTATCATAATTTCAGTCATCATTGCCATCATATTTATCTCAGGATCTGCAGCAAATGCAGCCTTATATTGATAATCAGCAAGAGTAACTACCATTTGCGGAACACTGTTCGGCTTCACATAATCATTCGCAGAGTCATAGATCTTGCGGAAGATCGCAGTAGTATCGCCATCACAGTTTTGAGCAACCCACTTACGAACTTTAGTAAACTCTTTTGCTTTCATCGAAGCCATAAGTTCCTTCATCCCGAGCTCGGAGAAGTTGACCAGAATACCAGCATCAATCTTTCCCGTAGCAGCATATCGCTGCAGTTCGTTTAGAACCCTGCGGTTATCAGGGAAATGCTTCTTAACGACTTCAGCAACTGTAGATTTATCAAACTCAACACCCTCGCTAGTCAATATACCACAAACTGTTTTAAACAGTTGTTGCGCAAGTTTGGGTTTATCGTCAACGCTCATTTTAAATTCAACAACCGAGCATCGTGAACGCAGAGGCTCGATTATCTTGTTAGCGAAGTTACATGTCATAATAAATCCGCAGTTCGCACTATATTCTTCCATGAAGTTGCGGAGAGCAGGCTGTACAGTTTCTGCGTTAAGGTAATCAGCCTCATCTAGGATAACATATTTCCTGCCACCAGACAATGACATTGAGGATGCGAAACCTTTAATCTTAGTTCGCAGAGTATCAATCAATCGACCCTCATCAGAACCATTGATTACAATATAATCACAACCAAGTTCTTCAAGCATGGCTTTGGCGATAGTTGTCTTACCAACACCAGCTGTACCAGTTAGAAGTAAGTTCGGGACATTGTTTTGATTGACGAATGTCTGGAACGTTTGCTTCAACCCATCAGGTAGAATCGTGGTAGCAACTGTTTTGGGTCTGTACTTCTCAACTCATAGAAACTCTTCAAGCATTTTTATCTCCAGTTATGCGGACACATTTGCTTCATGGTGTTCGCCCATTACGAAATCAGGCAGAGGCTTCCATCCTGTCACAGTATCAACACGGAACGAACGCCATGCCCTCACATCACAACCCCAAACTGCAATGTTTGAGGATTTATCATCAACAGAAGTTACATCAATATTATTACCAGTTTCTTCAGCAATAGTTTGAGAGTTGAGAGTACATGGCATAATCCGTGTACCCCCACCATTAATCTTCTCGAATGTAACTTCTACGATACCTGACTGCAGGTTTTTAATTAAGTCAGCAATATTCATAATTATTCACCATAACTGCTGCCAGCTTCGGTAGCAACCCAGTATTCTACACGCTCACCCGCAAAGTGCGAGATACCTTTCGCCGAGACTTCAACGCTGTAGTTGTCAGGAATAAACTTAAAGTTCTCAGTTTTAAAGATAAACTTGAAGGTTGCTTCAGTATCACCAACCGCTACAGAGAACTCATTAGAAGATGGGTTCTTACTGTCAGTCGCGACAAGGGAAACTGTGTTACCATCACCACGAACAGCAATCTCAGGCAGACCAAGTTGATTAGCTGCATTTACAACGCTTCGTAAAGTATCAGCCGACATATCAAAAGAAACATCAGTGCTAGGCAAAGATAAATCTTTTTCAGGTGGGGCAGTTACCATCGAAGGATCAGTGTAAGTATAACTACACTTAGTTGCACCTTGCGAAATCTCAAGCGACTTCTCACCAAAGGCGATAGAGCCGTTATCGAATAAACTGTTCAGACCCAAGAACTGGTTCAACTCATAGATAGCAAAGTCAGAAGGGAACGACTCGGCAACTACAGAAGAAGCTAGGATGTTCTTTTGCGGAGAAACAGTCCTGAGCAGATTACCCTCTTTAAACACAAGGGATGGATTAATTGTTGAAAAGTTTTTCAATACTTCAACAGTGCTTTCACTTAACTTCATTATAAAAGTCCTCAATATCATTAATTTCATTTAAACGATCATGCTCATAAAGAGCAAGAAACCCATAGTGGATAATCTTCATCAAATCCTTTCGGTGATCAGCAGGAGTTCCTTTCTTGCCGTATCTTCCATTATACTTATCCACATTACCTAAAAAGAAGCCAATACCATGACCACGGTCAACTATAACTTCCGACGATTGTAAGCCACCTTGACCATAGTGACCATTGTAAGTTAAGTCGATATAATCAGCAAACTCAGCGATCAACTCATCCTCACGAAACTTGTAATCTGCTTCTTCGGGTGGCTTCCTCAGCCAATAATTTATGTATTCAGTCATTTCTTCATCTTCTCGATCTGTTTCATATTAGCTGTAGCAACAGCACCTAGTTCGGCGATATCTGCCAACGAACCACCGAATGTATAACTGCCAGTATGTAGCAACTTCATCCAAGGGCAGAGCCACGTATCAACGCCAATCTCTCGCATCCACTGACAAAACATATAATCTTCAGATAGGTATCGCTTACTCTTCTCATCAATCAATGCTTGGAAATACATCATAATTTCACGAGAACCATCAAAGTGCGCAGTACGCACATGATCAGGCAAGTAACTATACTCTGGATATGCTTTATCAAACTTCTCAAAAGCTGAACGCTGTATCATCATAAACCCAGTACCACCCTCAAGAACAGGGCATGGTTCATGAATAGCAATTTCAGCAGTCCCATCTGTAGGATTAAATACATAGTCGCCGACATACTTCTCGAGAACAGCAGGATTTTCATCAGCCAGACCTTTATCTACAGCTTGCTTGATCTTTTCCCAAGCAATAGTTTTCTTAGGATATGGACCACACAGTATTTCCATCGGGCTTTCAGCACCTGGATCAGACATAGCAAGCATAGAAATAACATCGTGCGGATCAAACCCAATATCTGAGTCAATAAACATCAAGTGTGTATAATCACTCCTTAAAAATTCATCAGCACAGTAATTTCTAGCACGAGTGATCAAAGACTCATTAAAAAGATAAAATATCTTCAGATCAATCTCATACTGTGCGCATAACTTAGAAAGATCAGCGCAAGACTTAGCATACATCCCATGACAGTTTCCACCGTACATGGGAGTAGCAATCATAAGTTTGCGTTCCCGCAACTTAGATAATTCAATTTCAAGATTCATGTATTTTTCCTGTATGATTTAACATTATACATTGATTATAACTCATCATTGACTAAATGTCAACTTTTTAAAACCCAGCAGCATCAGCATAGTTTGGAGCTGGAACATCTTCATCCGAAGTACTGACTTCCTCATCGATCTTAGCATACAGATCACGGAAGGAAGTCATGGTATCTTCATCAAAACGATTGATACAAAGATCGATAGCCTGCATACGGTCGCCGAAAATCTTATGGGCTTTGGCGATATGAACCAGACGACGAGTAGAAATCAACTCATCAATACCACCATCAAAGAACGTTCGGCGAATAATATCAGCCCAGTCGGTCAGCTTGTCAATAAACTCAACGTCACTTAAACTCAAGTCAGCAAACACAGCTTTGAGGATACGCTTCTCAACAGCGGGAGTAGGATATTCCTGCTCAGCAGTTATAGGGAAACGCTCAAGGAATGCCTCGTTTAACACATTAGTACCGATAAAGCGACCATCTTCAGATCCTTTACCTTTGGTGTTAGCAGTAGCAATAACCGTGAAGCCAGCAGCTGGTTTAATAAACTCACCAGTCTTTTTGATAAAGTAACCTTTACCCTCAAGAATTGACTGTAGGCACATTATCTTAGCAGGGTTGCCCAAGTCGATCTCATCAAGAAGCAGAACCGCACCCATCTCCATTGCTTTGATAACTGGACCTTTGAAGAATCGAGTGTCGCCATCAATCAAGCGGAAACCACCGATAAGATCATCTTCGTCAGTCTCGATAGTAAAGTTGATTCGGATAACTTCACGCTTCAACTGAGCACACGCTTGCTCGACCGAGAACGTCTTACCATTACCAGAGAGACCAGTAATGAAAGTTGGGTAGAAAAGTCTAGACCCAATAACTTTCTTTAGAGTAGAGAAGTTTCCGAAAGGAACAAAAAGAGGATCTTTAGCTGGAACCAAGTTCTCAGTAAATCCATCAGTTACAACGTTGAGGTCTTTGACCAACGCATTAGGTTGAAGAGCAGCAACTGGGGCAGGTTCTTCAGCCACAGGAGCAGGAGCAACAGGAGCAGATCCTGGCAGGTTGTAAAGACCATATCCGACTTTTAGGTCTTTGCTAAAAAATGTATTAGGAGCATCAGCCATACCGAGCTCACGAGCAACTTCTTTAATCTGGGCAGGGCGAAGGGCAGAGTTACCGTATCGCTCAACCAGAGCATTCTTCAAAGTAATAACATCAGACATAGTAATCTCTCTCTTCTCAATTTATACAGCTATTATACTAGATCTATCCACGAATGTAAAGCGTTTTTTCATTATATTTCGTTATGACCATATAACCAAAACATTACCAAGAGTTATGCGACCGTATCAATCAGGTCGCTCAACATTTTACGAGAACCTTTCCTAGCACCGTTTGCTTTCTTGAAGGCAGTTCGGATCTTGGCTTTTGAAGTCTCACCTTCTTCAACCACGATAGCACCGTTAGAGGTCTCAAGGTTTTTACCGCCAGCAATCGCATAGGCTTTATCGTAACCCAAACACGCAGGCAAGATTACGAACTTATCTTTCTTCAACTCAGTATGAAGATCAATCGTCTCATAGTAACCAATCGACGAAGGCATCTCGCTCTGGAACTTTCTAAGCTGAGTAGGAACAATCCTGTAGCCGATAGTAGTTGAGCCAGTTCGCTCACGATACATCTTCAACAGAACCGCAGTTTGCTCACCACGACGACCAACACATCTGTAACGCTTTTTGGTCACAGGATCATTTAGATGTAGAATTCTCCAATCACCTCTACTGTCAAACAGACTAGAGATGCTATTATAACCGCCATTCTTAGATATAGAATTAGCAGAGTGGCTGTCACCATCAGTCAAGAAAATAGTGTTTACAATATCAACACGGTATTTCTTCTGAAAGGATTCATGAACCTTAATAGCAGCAATAATAGCATCATCCAAAGGAGTACCGCCAAGCTGTAGGCAACGAGGTGCACTCCAACCACGACCCCAGTAACCGTAAGAAACTGACTCAGCAATAGCAAGCATCCACTCAGAAGCTCTTACAAAATCATTTTTCTTCATGTCACTGTTAAAGAACTCGAGCAGTCTAAACGAATCGGTATATAAAGTAGTGTCAGCAGCAACCTGACCAGCATTATGTTCACTAATATATGAAACAGAATCGCCACGGTCACTAAACGCAAACACACGGAAAGGGATGTTAACTTGACGACAGAAGTGGACAAGATTAAGCAACTGCTCAACTGTATTCTTCAGGTCGCCACACATAGAACCTGACCAGTCAACGTACATAATCATCCCGTGACTTTGACCATCCTGAGTAGTTGTAACCTTGCGGAAGATATCGTCACTAAACTTGTAAGAATTCATTTTTAGAGGATCAATAACACCAGTCTTAGATACCGACTGACGAGAGTAAGCTGAAGCAGACTTCTTCATCTCAAACTCTTTGACCATGTAGTTGATTGACTTCTTGTTATTTACCAAGAACTTCTTGTACATTCTTTTGCCTTTCTCGCGACCTCGACGATTCTCAGCAGCTTGATACTTTTCTTCCTCAAGCGAATTATCACCAGAAGCAGTCAAGTAAAGATATTCATTATATATTTCTTTGTAACCAACAATCAAACTATCAACAGGATTATTGTTCAGGGTCACATTAGCGTAGGCAATATCACTACGGTCACCGAAGTGGTTCTCGATTTGCTTTCTTAGAGACGAGTCAGTTTTAGAAGTCAGCTGACCATCACCCGCTTCACCAGCACCAGTATCAGCTTGAGCTTCATCTTCAGAATCTTCATCACCAAAGTCGCCTTCGTCAGCATCACCATCTGGAGTTCCAGCACCCTCGCCATCTTCATCGGCAGCATCATCACCGTCTTCACCGTCAGGCGATTCAATCTTTTCACCGAACAATTCTTCTAATTCTTCATCAGACGCTTCTGGCATATCAACGTCACTCATGTCATCTTCGCCATCACCATCTTGGGTCTCAGGCTCATCAGCTAGCAGGTTAGCGATTTCTTCATCACGCTTGGCTTGCTCACCATGAACAAACTCATACAGGCGGTCAGTCAACTCAACAACGTCTTCCCAAGTTTCTAGCTTCTCGATCTGCTTAACCCAAGTCATTTCTGACTTCTCGATACGAACGCCAGCTAGAGAACCGCACTTGAAGTATGTATTCAATCGGTCAATAAGACCATACTGATTAATACGCTCGATATCGGCACCGAAGAACCCATCAGCAAGTAGACGCTTATATGACGAGATAAACGAACGACGAAGTCCAGGATAACGTGTCTGGATCATTCGCTCGATGCGAGCATCTTCAACTACATTTAGGAAAGAGCGATAGGCTTCGCCCTTATCAGATACACTCTCATGCCACCCAGCCTCAGGAGTATAAAGCGCATGACCAACTTCATGACCTACAAAGTGATCATAAGTGTCATTCGCCATGTCATCCCACTGGGGCAGGGTTAGTACACGGTCACGAACGTTGAAAGAAGCTGTAGGAACACGCTCGTGGGCAACAGTAATGTTCTCCGTAGCAAGGAGACGAGCGAGAATTTCTTTAGAAGCAACATTAGTCATATAAGTACCTATCAATTTATACCGCTATTATGGACCATAGCGAACCAAATGTCAAGCACTTTTTTAATCTTTTTTTATAATAGTTTATTATAAGGATATAACTAAAAGTTATAGGTGGGGGCAGCGATTGCCACCCCCGATTTTACTACACAGACATGCCAGAAGAAAACATCACGATGGGAGCGACAAGATGTATTGCCCCTATGACGATGAATGCTTCAAATGCGAGTCCGATCTTTTGACGATATTCATGCTTGTTCATGATTTGTCTCCAGTAAATTGAATTAACAACCTACTGGTTCACTTCGGAATAAGTTACTATTCCTGATGCCCAGTAGATCTGATCTCGATCTTCCTGGGTCTCCGCTCCTCAGGCACTTCAACTCTGGCATTCACCACGAGCATCCCGTCCTTTAAGTCGGCACCATCAATTACCACAAACTCTGAGATACGGAAGCTCTTCTCAAATTTGCGTGACGATATACCTTTATGGATATAATGTCTATCAATTGAGTCTAAGGGATTGCCTTTGACTACCAAGATACCATCCTTGATTGTTAGTTCCAATTCATCCATTGAAAAACCAGCAACTGCCAGCTCGATGTTGAAGTTGTCATCATCGATCTTCACAATGTTGTGTGGTGGATAATTATCTTGTGAACGCCCAGCGCCATGGATTCTTTCTAAGTCATCGAATAGATGCTCAAATCCAAGGAATAATGAGCGTGGGACATGCATACCTTTTATTGCGTTTTTAGTCATTTTGACCTCCTAGTTATTTTAGCAAGGTAATTGTAGGATTCCGCTATTGGACATCCGCACTTATTTATAACAAATCATTACTGAATTATTACAAATTTCTAACCAAAGAACGATTCTAATGAATTTCCTGATTTATCATACTTACCACCCGAGCGATCTTTCAATCTTAGTTCGGCATGACCAGTAGTTTCTCTGACATATTTTGTACAGAGGTCAGGATAACGCTCGACCAGCGCATCAGCTGAAATATCGATGCGTTCAACAGTACGCTCAACCTGCATACCACCATCCTCAGTATAATACTTGGATATGACAGTAATGTTATCAAGTCGACATACTGAACCGTCTTTGACATAATGCTGTAGAGTACGCTCAAAATCTTCCTTGTCATCAAGCTGTACATATAAATCTTTATCGTGAGAGTTGATACTGCCCCAGCAAGAGCCGATACAGTAATACAAACCAACCTTAGTTTTGTAACTCATGAAGAATGGGTTCGAAGCAGCATATACACCACAGAGTGAGTTGTTATTCTCAATCATGGCATGATACATTGGCTCAAATATTTCTTTGACAGGATCAGTAACTTCACCAAACTTCTTCTCATTATTTGGGTCTTTAGTTTTAAATGATGTCAAGTCATCATCTAGGTTTACAATAAACTCACCCTCGGCATAATGATCTCGAATGAAGTTTCGGATAGCACCCATACCAACAACGCCAACTACGATATTGCCTTTGTATGGCGAATCTTTAAGTGCTTCTTGATACTTGATCTTTTCATCATTATCCGCAACGAATACAGTAACGTATTCGGCAGGTACATTAAATGACTCGAGTAGAGCAGCAGTCTTATCTCGCAAAGTCTCTGATCTTTTATATGACGGAATAGCAATATTAATCTTCATTATACAATCTCTTCAAGTGTTTTGGTTGGTGTCATAAATTCTGATACAAATGGTACTTCGGATCTGGGCAGGTCTCCTGGACGCCTGTCACCTATTTCTACATCAAATACATGCTCACCATATTTAGACTTGTAAGCAGTAAGGTATTCTTTTACAGTGTATGATTTACCTGAACCAAGTGGCTCATAATCAGTCATCGCAGCAGGTTGCTCAACAGCACGAACTATCGCATCAGTGATATCATCAACATGAATATAATCACGAACACAAGTACCATCTTTGGTGTCATAATCATCACCGAACAATGTAAACTTCTTAGACTTCTTAGCTTCTTCAATACAAAGAGGCAATCCCTCAGGGTTTGTCGGAGAACCGCCACCGACATT